CGATTACCATTGAGAAATATATTACCATCTTCATTGACTATACTCTTAGCATAGTAGTTCTTAAAGGAGAACTCTCTGCAATCTCTACTATGAAACTCAATCTGATACTCTTTTAGTATCTTTGATACATCATCCTGAGCTTCTAACTGAGATGTTATTTTAGAATTGTATAAGTATCCCCAAGCAGTTCTATTCTGTAAAGGTAATCCAAACATCCACCCATGTTTATGAGCAATATGATAAGTGTATTCCCAATCGCCTGGTGTATATGATCTTACCGCAATAGCTGAGTCTAGGTAAACGTTATCACTAATAATATAATCAGAATAATCCTCTGGATATCCTCTACAATCAACTACAAAGTCATACTCTTCGCCATCCAAAGATACCTTTCTACCCAAAGACTTTATTTCTTTTACAGTTCTAACTTTCTCAGAGAAGTTTGGATACATTTTATTGAGTCTGGGTAATACAAACTCAGGAAACTTAGTAGTATCAAACTGTATGCCATACTCGCCTGAGACAAATGGCAAGAACTTATTGCCATTCCAATTCTTAAACTGAATGCCATACTTAGTAGTGGAATCCAATTCTTGTGAATCGAGATGGTGTACATAATCAATACCAATTCCCAAGGAACGAGGAAAGATCGGTAAAGTAGATTCACCAATGTCAATAGGACTTATAACATTACTGTATACTAAATCTACCTTGGCAAACTTGGGCAGTGATTCCAAAAGAGATACGGCACAATACAGACCCGCTGTACCAGCACCGACTATGGCTACTTTCATTTACTTATTTTTCCAACCTCCTGATTTTACCCATGTTTCAAAGTGTGGGTTATTCCAGTTGGTATTAATCTTATATGAAGGAATAATAACAGAGTCGATAAATCTACGATTCTCTTCTACAAGTCTTACCTTGTGATCTATCTGAGATCCCCACCATACAGCAGTGCATATTTGAACTGCTAAGAATGTAAGTAATGGTATTGGTAAATTTTTCATTTTAACCTTCGTTTAGTGTACCTCTAGATCTACGAAGAACTCGTAGTTCCTCAAAGTCTTTTTGTTTTTTACCACCATCATATGGCCAAGCATAACCCTCACCAATCATTTCTTCGTTGATTGACACTGACTCGTCCCCAATGTATAACCACCCAAGAAGACGGCCATATTTGCCAACACCGCCAACAAGTTCAGTGCGGATAACAAGATCATCGTCACCAGCCACCGCCTTCTGGAGTTTCTCTTTGAGCCAATTCGTCGCATCAATTCCAAGAGCTTTCTCCTCTAAGTCTCTAGTTCTCTTCTCAGGTGTGTCGATACCAGCAACCCGAACTCTCTCTTTCTTCGTCAGATCAAATCCAAGGTCAATACTAACATCAATAGTATCTCCGTCAACTACTCTGTTAATTTTAGTCACTCGGAAGTTGTAACAACTCTTTCGTGACGGTGGGGTCATTGCTCCCATAGTAATACTCCATCAGTGCTTTATTTATGGAGTCTTCTGGGGAAGTTCTCCATCGTTTCCGTCTTTCATTTCTTGCTTCTTCAAACGCTTCATAAAGTTGGTCGTATATGTCATCCCCCACCATCGGACTTGCCATGACTGGCATGGCTGTCATGAGAGTGAGCAAAATCATTCGGAAAAAAATGGTCATATCTTATAATATAGTATATTAAAACAGAAATTGCAACCACCAGTATAAAAATCATCCATATAATACTCCAGACTATCATAATGTTCTCTCTAATCTAGTTGTTGCTTGGTCGGGAAAGTCTCTAGGTCTATTGTCAGTTGCGTTGTCAGTCTTAGGAGAACCTTCGTTTGCCTTCATAGTATGTTGATAGTTTGGTCGTGGGTATCTGATACAGAATGGATCAGGCATCCAATAGGTAACTTGCCATTCTTGATCTGGATTTAACTCTAGATGTTTTTCTACAGTATGGGAGAAACTACCGAGTTGGATGTAACCATCGTGACTGATACATCTACCATCCCCAGCATCAACCAAGAACATCATCTTACTACTCAATCTCTTTGTCTCCAATCATCTGAACGTTCTTGATGAAACCAGTCTACCACTTCCTCTGGATTAAAGAAACCCCTACGGTGATTGTTTGAATCGGGGTCTCCTAAATTCAAACCGTTAAGAAAAGAATCGTCTGGATTCGTATTCATACGTCTTGCTGTACTCAGCATACCTCTTGCGGACGTATTTGCTTTTGCCAGTTTCTGTGCCCATATCATATCGTCTATACTTACTTCTGTGCCTGCTGCAATAGATTTACATATGCCTTCTAGACGAAGGCGATAAGCGGTAGATAACATTTGTGTATGTGTAGTATTACTATAATTTATAATACTACATTACCATAGACATTGCATGTTGCAATTCTTTAGCATGTTGTAATTCGTCTTGGGCAATCTCTTGTATCTTGGTATCTTCTGGATGCACACTTAAATATTTTGTGTAGGTTTCAAATGCGTGCTTTTCGATTTTCATGTTTATGTCGTAAGCGTCCACAGGATCAATGAGATAATACCCAACCATGATCCAATAATAAACCAAAACAAGATGCTTGGCACAGAAACGGTCGATCCAATATTTATTTCCTTCCCTACGTTCCATCTCTTCCAAGTGTTCTGTTTCATTGAGAGCCTGATAGAAGTGTTCTTTCATCAAGTATATATGATCCTCTCCTCTAAGTCCAAGCGATTCTCTGAAATGTAACACACTGATAAATGCAAAGTAGGGTGCTCTCGCAATGACTTCCAATACCCAGAACCTTTGAAAAGGTCTGTTACGGTAAAGGAAGTCGAGGATTCCTATGGTCATGCTTAATACGATTGTATTAAATTGTTTCATAATGCGTAGGCAATTTGTGGTAAGTAAATAATCGCGACTGCAATTGTTCCTAATATGATTACAGTGGATGTTATCGGTAGATGTTTCATACGTCTTCTCTCAGAATTTCATACAAAGAAAAAGGATGTTCCTGTAGATAGGGAACATCCTTCTTCGCTTGTTCTTGTGCGTCAAATGAGGTCTCTGCGTATTCGCAGATATGGTGCTCAAAATTCTCTTTGTCGTGCCAACCAAGGGTGTAGTGGGACATGATAGTTTCAACTCCAGTACGCTATTATTTATAATAACATACTAGGTATAAACCACTAGTTATGTGTGGACTTACTAACTATCCGATTGTGTATCCAGCTGCTGAACCCAAGACACTAGCGTCTGCTGCGAAGATTGCTTCGGTTGATTTTTTCTCTAAAAACTCAACAGTATTTCCTGGCATTGTGAAGGTTCCAATAGTTGTAGATCCTCCAACAGAATCGATAACACTTATCAATCTTGCAGTGCCACCATTATTGCAGAGACGTACCACTGTCGCACTGCCGAATGTAGAAGCGCCTGCAGCGTCTGTGCCACATGCAGCTTGAGCTCCTTTTATGTTAGTTAACATGATTCCTTAGTAACCTCTCTTATATTTAGCGGATTCATCCTCTGGGTTGACGATGATTGTATTTTTACCACTCATGGGTTTAATCTCTTTGGTCTTATCTGGATACTTTTTATCAGTTTCCCAGATAAATTCTTCACGCCAGTGAGAGTATGACTCATTGACTCCCATTTTTTTCAGTGCTATTGCTTTTGCTTTATCCTTCTGCATCTGAGCATAGGTTCTCATTTTTTTCTTACCCATATCCTTTAGTTGTTGTTCTGCTTTGATGAAGTTACTTGCCTCTTTGATGGATTTTGCCTTTTCATCTCTCAATCCTTTAATGATTTCGTCTGCTTTGTTTCTTACTTGCTCTCCCCTACTTGCTTTAGTTGCACTTCTACCTCTCTTACCACTAGTAGATCCTTTTGGTCTACCAGCTTTCTTCGGAACTGATGTTGCCTTAACAGTGATTGCCTTATCTCCACTCGCATCATCTTTCTTTCCCTGTGCTCTCATGGCGGCTATGAGTCTATCAGCGCCTGCTTCGGACTTTTTGTTCTTCTCATTCTGATTGATAGCAGCTTTGACTGCACCCTTCACTATAGGAGAATTGGTCTTCCCACCTTCTCCACCTGTTGTAGTAAGTTTTCCGCCTGGTGATCTTACAATGTTTCCAATTTTCTTTCCAGAGTCTTTCTCTACTTGTTTCTTAGCAGAGGTGTCTTTCTTTGCTACTTTAATTTGTTTTTCAACTTCGGGATCTTTACCAGACTTCCTCTTCGCCGCAGAGTCTATACTCTGTGTGGGAGTCTTGGATGAGTCCTGATTGGTTTGCTTCCTTACCTTTCTAGATTCTCTATACTTATCCTCTGCTGTTTTTCTTGCAGCTGCTCTTCTTTCCTGGCCTGGTCTATACTTTTCAGCATCACCTGTGATAGTTCTGCCACCAGAAGTTTTTACTTCTTGGGGTTTTTCCCTACCAACAATCTTGTTGCCAACATACTTAAGTCCTTTACCAATTAAACTACCAGCTCCAGTACTACCAGTAGTAACTTTATCTGAATCAGAACCTGTAACTTTACTTTTTGGTAATCCTTTTGTGTCTTGTTCTTTCTTTTTAGATTTGAAAGCAGAGATACCACCACCCACGGTAGCTTGAGCTCTACCAGCCAGGGCTCTCATATTAGTTCCAAGTCCAGTTCCAGTGGTTGCATCCTCCTTATCTGGTTGGTATTTTCTAAAAGCATTTGCAGCTCCGCCTACTGCGGAAAGTTGTCTTTGTCCTCTTTTGGATGATGCGTACTTACCTGCTCTTTCCTTATTCCTATCTAATGTCGCCTGTATCCCTCTTTTCTTAGTTCCATCGTTTAATCTTCCAGCCCTTGTAGGAATACTAGGAGCCTGAGCACCTTTAGTTACAGGAGATCTAGCTCCTGTAGTGGTGGACTTAACAGAAGCTGTAGTTTTGGTTTTATCAAAACGTTTTGAGACATCCACTCCAACAATCTCAGTTATTGGAGACTGTTCATATTCAAATTGTTCAAAGCTTTTCATGTGTATCCTACTTCTGGATGGACTTGTGTGCTTTAAGAATAGAACTTGCGTGTTTCTCTACAGTTTCTTCCGACATAGTTTCTTCTACTACCTCTTCTTCTTTTGAGAATACAACTGGACTCTTGACATTGAAACTCTCGTTCTTAGGACGGCAATCATTCACCATCTTGTTTCCTTTCTTCTTCATTCCGACTTTCTTATGAGTATCCCAACACTCCTGTTCTTCAATCTCCACTTCTTCCTTCTTCATTGCCTTTCCGATTGCGTCACGACGATTCTTAAGGTATGAATCAGACTTATCTACATCACCATCATTATCAACATCAGCATCTTCTTTTCCAACTGGATCTAATTTCTTTTTCTTTTTCTTTCCTTCCTCTAAAGGAGTTACTTGATACCTTGTGCCAGACATCTCTCCAAGAGTAGTAAGGTTTGCTGCAACCTGATCCCAGAGTCTATTGGCCAAGTTCTCATCTGGATTACCTAATGGTTTTGGAGTAACAACATCAGTAATCTCATGAGTTAAATTACCATCCATATCATGCAATTCAACAGATTCACTGTTGTTAAGTTGACCTTTCCCTCTAAGTTTATCAGCAGTATCTTTAACTTTTCCGACACCATCAGCAACAGCACCAACCTTACCAGCAATGTTTGCAGCCTTAGAAAGTCCACCCATTACTTTAGCACCCTTAATGGCACCCATGGCGGCCTTTGCTGCCAGTAAAGAACCAGTAACTACAGCCTCATCAGTCTGTTCCTTATCATCATGCTCGATGACTTTACCATCAGTATCTTTCTGATGATGTTCATACATTGATTTATAAGCATTAACCAGTTTTAAATCGTCAGTCATGATAGTAAAAAAATTAGATAGGCCTTGATCTATCCTTATTTATCCCTTTCCAACTTTGTAAGGTATAGATGTATCATTATATTTTACGCCAGGTCCGCTAGAAGGGTCATTAGGATTCTTTACTTTCTTACCATCATGATAAGAACCAGTAGTAATTGGTTTGATAATAGGATCATTATTCCACTTCTTATCACCTTGGCCTGGTGTCATTCTCTGCATGTATTGTCTATACTCATCTGTTCCTACATCATATGCCTCTGATAAATCTCTCAACCATGCCTTGAACATAGTATGTTCTGGAGTCTGTACTATAACGTGATTGGCACATCTCCTTGTAATTCTACCTCTAACTCCAGTGTTTATGTTCTCTACTAGAGATCCCACTCTGAATATTTCCTCTTTAAGGTATGTTATTCTTAATCCAAATGGATCTAACTTAGGTGCATACTGCCATGTCTCAGAAGATAATGATCCTCTAAGTTGATCATCAGTGGCTCCCATAGATTTTTGAATAAGGTTGAAGAGATTCTTCTTCTCCATATTACCTAGGTTGGGAATACCTTTTGCAAATCCTTTGAAGTCATCCTTTGCTACTGCATCTCTCATCTTAGATGCAGACATACCCTCTACACCATCTGAGTCTGGATCTCTTGCACCAGCAGATATGACTTGGAGATCCTCAAAATCATACAGGTCACCATTATATTTCTGTGCAAGACTCTGGAATTCTGAGAGTCTATCTTGTCCTACAACTATTGTTATTGCTTTGTATCCTAGATTGAAGGCACCTGTAAGAACATCAAATATAGTTCTTGCATTAGGATCATCTTTGATATCCTCTTCATAATCAGGGAACATCTTCCTCATATATTCTATTTTCGCACCAGGCTGTAGAGGATTCTTCTTAGAATCTACACTACGACTTGGATATACCTTCAAGTCAAATCCTAGTCTGCTTGCTTCTGATTTTGCTTTTTGTAATAACTTTTCGTGTCCTACTGTTGGTGGATTGAATCTACCAAATACAACTACTGCACCCTCGCTAGCAGGATTTCCCATCACCTCTGCTGTCTGCTGATCCGATTCGCCAGGCTCAGGTGATTTGGTTGCGGTAGAAGAAGGATCTTCCTTTGGTTTTGGTTTTGGAGCGGATGCAACTGGAGCAGGTGCTTTCTTCTGAGCAGTGGGTTTCTCTGGTGTGGCAACCTTAGTAGATTTTGGATCGTCGGTCTCCGCCGCACCTCTTCCTCCTGTGTATTGAAGTTTACCGTTTACAGTCTTTGCAACAAAATTCCCTTTAGGATCATACCATCCTCCATGACCGTCGCCCTTCAATCCCTTGAGTTTAGCCTCAGTGGATGCAGCAGTCTTTACAGCTTCTGTTAAAAATTGACCGAACGATTTCACAAAATTCAATAGACGAGTACAGTTTTATTTATTCCATTAAGAAATTTTGTTAAATTTGACAGCAAGGTTCTGGAACTGTCCCATCTTGTGCATTGCACCTACCTTATTAGTCCTAGTTGTGAAAGCCATTGACATGACTGAACCATCACTCAATACAATATTAAAATCTTGTTTACCACTACCCGCCTGAGCCCTCACACTTGTTACTGCCGTCAAGGCAGCAGACAATTTTTCATTAGTATTATCCAAACTCGCATCAGTTTCTGTAGCCTTTACCGTTATTGCTGGAGTTCTGAATCCTGAGTATGCAATCTTTTGAGTGATATATTTTTTTGCCATAACAAAATTACCATTGAAAAGATTGATCAACTCCTGTCTAACAATACTCAAATTAGAATCATATAATCTATTATACTCAGCCTCATTCTGTTGTTCAAATTCAAAAGTCTTTAGTGCCAATCTTGATGTTCCCCAGAAGGCTTTATCAGATGCTTCGATACCTTCTATAGATTCATAGTTTGGCCATAGTTTATCTTTGATTGCATTGTAAGCACTCTGTTCACCAAAGAAATCAAATATTGGTTTCACATATGTGTTCAACTTAGGTTCAGCAGACTTTGCAGTTCCAGCCTTTAGACTGATACCTAACATACCACCATTTCTATACTGGATAAAGATATCGCCAGGATGACTTCCATCTACACCACTTGGTTTTGCTCTGTATCCCCAGTAACATTGTGCAATAGGATGTTTTGCATTATGAGATCTCAACCACTTTGTTATATTCTTTGCGTTCGTTACTTTTGTTTGGAATGATCCGTTCTCTGCCTGATCTATAAATTTCTTTCCAGCAACTGCATCCTGTGATGTTAGATAGTATGCAGCACTAGAATTATTAGCCTCTCTAATTGCTTGATAAAAATCTCTAACTGATAGGTTAGGATTGATACCGTTCATAAAAGCAATACATGGAAACAGTTCTGTCATAGAAGAGTTCAACGTTGTCATTGACATACCACCCTTTCTGGGTTTGTATATAAACGTTAAAATAGTTCCGTCACCCATCCTTACACAGGATACAGGAACGGAACTAACAGATTTCTGTTCGTTATAAACTCTGCCTAGTCTTGATAGAAGTCCTTCTACGTCTGATTTAGTTTTATCTCTGTCATCAGACTTCACGATATAAGTAACTGACCTAGAAGTTGCACCTTTTACTTCTACATCTCTATCAGGAATATTAATTTCCTGTAAGATCTGATTAAGTTCTAATACTTCGTCAGCAGTTCTAGCCATGAGTTTTTGATACTATTTAGAGGTCTCCCTCCTGTCTGTTCTCAGAATAATGAACATCAAAACTACCGCCAGGATATCTCTTCTCTAGTTTTTTGACATTCGTTTCAATTACCTCGTCAAACGATACGTCCAGTGCCATACATGCTTGTGCTACATACCACATGACATCTCCCAATTCTGTAATGAGGTGATGTTTGTTTGCACCATTCCAAGGCTTTCCTTGAAAAACCATCTTCTTTACAATCTCAGTAAACTCACCCGCTTCAGCAGATACACCTACCGCAGCAGTCAAAAGTCTTTCAATGTTCGCACCCTGTCCGTCCAACTCAACCATACGGTCAGCAAGATTAACAAAGTCTTTGGAAGCGTCAGAGGTTACGGCATCTACAAATGTCTCGTACCTTTTAAAATCAATAGTCATTAGAATTTCAACGTTGCGAACTTGTTTTTAATCTTTTTAGATTCATCATTATTATACTCCTCATCCTGTCCACTGTCAACTATACCATCCTGAGCACTCTGGTCACAATCAAATAGTTTCATCTTTGCACGATCAATACCAATAACAAATCTCTTATTCATATTGATATCATTGTATCTATTCTTCAACTGTTTGATCATGATTTGATTTACTTCCTCTAATTCCTCCGTAGAAATAAGAGCAAACATAAGGTCGGCAGTAGCGGGAAGACCGAATGACTCAGAGGTATCTGTAATATCAACGTCACTGTTACTATACCCACTACGAGTGGTTTGAGTTGCGGATACGATGGGAAGGTTGGCCTCAACTGCGAGACCTCTAAGTTCTTCTGCGATTGCTTTGATGTAGGAGTATGAGTTGACATTAGAACCAGCCCTATAGCGTGATGATGCACATATATTTAAGTAATCAATGAAGATAATATCAGGTTTGAAAGACTTTTTAAGTGCAAGTTCATTCAACAAACCTTTAAAATGTCCTGAGTGTGCAGCAGCAGTGGGATACTCTTTGATGATGAGGTTACCTTGAGTCTTCTCTGAGAGTTTAGTAACCTTGGTCTCAAACATCTGACGAGGAATATCTGTCAACTGTTGTATGGGTATGTTTAAAAGATTAGCATCAATTCTTTCAGCAATCTTTTCCTCAGCCATCTCAAGCGTGATGTATAATACGTTCTTGCCTTGGAGTAACATACTGCTTGCGACATGACACATAAACAAAGACTTACCAACACCAGTGCCAGCGAGAGCAATATTGAGTGTTTTGTTTGGAAGGCCGCCCTTCGTAATCTTGTTGAGAAATTCGAGGTCAAACTCGATTCTATCCTCCTTCTTGTGATATGAGTCATATCTTTCTTCGTAGTCTTCTAGGTAATCATGTCCAACATGGTTATCAAACCCAACAGCAAGTGCATCTGATAGGATAGCAGGGATGGCATCAACACCTTTCTTGATGTCATGACCATCTGCAATAGAGATACTCTCGACCAGTGCAAGATAGATTGCTCTTTCTTTACACCACTTCTCTGTAGTATCTATTAACCAATCATCTACTGCATCTTCTTTACTTGTCTGATTTAGACAATCTAAAATTTCTTTGTAGGTATCATCATTGATATCTTTTCTCTTCTCACATTCAATAGAGAGAATCTCTACAGTAGGGCACTTGTCATAGTCTACAATAAATCTTGCACACTCTTCAAATATAATCTTATCTGTCGTCTTATCAAAGTAATCTGGTTTTAGGAAAGGCAATACCTTCCTTGTATAATCCTCATTAAATATGAGATTCTTGATGATCGTATTTTCAATAGTTTCAATCATTGATAATGAAGATATGTACTCATGATATATTTTGGTGATCCATCTTTAACAGGATATCCTCTGTGTGGATATTGCCATGTGGGAGGGAATACTAACACTTTACCAGTTTTAGGTTGAACTGTCAATTCATTATATGGAAAGTCGGTCTCTCCGCCTACAAAATCATCATTAAGATAAAAGAGAAAAGCAAGGTATCTCTTTGCACTCATGTGATCTTGAACATCAGTATGCAATCCAAACTGGTCATTGCCTGGATCATACTTTTTAATTCTAAATTCTTCAAAGAAAAATCTGTCAGGGAACCACTCCACATATTCTGGCAGATCTTTCTTATATCGTCTTATTACATCTACAGTTTTGTAACACAACAACTGCACAAACTTATCATACTTACCAGCCGTGTTTAAATTAACTTGAGTAAAATCAGGTACTCCACCATTTTCTACTCTCTCCTTTTTCGCACAGTTCTCATATGTCTCTATGATAGATTTGCATAATGATTCATCAAAAACCTCATAGGTCTTGATGAATTTATCCATAGCTAAAGGTATCCCCTGCAATCTTCTCCAACTCTGCCATAACTTCGTCAGTAAAATATTCTTCGGGGGAAGCCATAATTTGTTTGGCATAAATTTTCTTACCATTCATCTCATAACGACCTGCAACATTTTTCCAGAGACCTCCGAGTTCACCCAACTCAAGAAGACCGTAATATCGATCAAGACCACGCTCATCGTAATAGAGACGTATAGTAACATCCTTGTTCTCCTTGCTTAAACGTGACTTATGAGTCTTTGCCTTAATGAGGTTTCCAATGACTTCTGTTCCATCTTTCTCCTTTTTCTTACTGAGATAGATGATTGTAGAAGCCGCATATTTTAGTCCAGAACCTCCACCCATTTCTTTCATTGGAACATAAGAACCAATGACATCATAGGTATGATTGGTGACGATTAGTGGAATTTTTGCTTGACCAAGTTTGAGTGTAAGCATACGGAATGCTCCCTTGACAAGTTGGGATTTAGTCATGTCCCGAACTTGCTTGTCGTCTAGAGCATCACGGATCTCCTTCTCTGTGGAAAGCATACCAAGAGAATCCAATACAAACATACAAGGTTTTCGATCTTCCTCTTTTGCTTTCAAGTATATATCTACTGCTTTAAGTGCCTTCTGTCTAAACTCTTCGATTGTTACCACATTGACAACAACGAGCCTTTGGAGATCAATTCCTCTAGACTCAAGGAGTCCCCTATTGACAGCAGCTTCAGTGTCAAAATAGAGACAATACCCATCAGGGTTAGTATCAAGGAAATTTTTAACGACAGCGAGGCTGAAGAAAGTTTTTCCAGTGCTAGACTCCCCAGCAATAGCAGTAATCTTATTCCGAGATACACCACCAAATATACTACCTGATACGAGTCCGTTAAAAATGTACGAACCTGTGTCAATAAATTCTTCAGTCGATTCTGCCTCGGAGGCAAGTTGGGTGTACTCATCTCCTATCTCTTTGACTATTTCTTTTAAAAAATCCATAATGATTTACTTCTATTATAATTCTACCACGGACCACAATAAATTACCAGCGATTGATATTCTTGGTTCATCTGTGTTATAGAATGGATACACTTGATGATGCAATGACGATGGAAATAACATCAGTGTGCCTTCCATTTCTGGACTCATGAAGATAGGATACTCAATGGTATTCCCTAGAATATCATTGTAGGTAAACTGAAAATCAGATGCAGCTTTGGAATGGAATGGTAGTTTGTGCTGATCCTCATAGTGTGTGGGGATCTTCATCCAGATCACAAATGATGTAATGCCTGAGTGGCCGTGTTCTGGATTGAACTCAGTTTGATATTGGTAGTTTACCCACCAATTCATTCTGAATTCTGTTGTATATTTTAGATCTAAACTTGGGTCAAGATCTATGGGAGGAAAGTAATGCTTTGGGTCTTCATCTATCAACTGTTGTGTTAGAGGACCTACAACTTCATTTTTGAATTTGTTAGCATAGTCTTTCAATCCTAGACTGCCAGTTATATTTCCAGCAAGTCTGTAACTGTAATCGTTACTATTGTTGACATTATCTTTCTCCGCCTGTTTAATCACAGACCAAAGATAAGTCATCCACTCATCATTAAGTTTAGTCTTATACAATGGGATATTAGGTAATTGAAATCCTTCCCATGCTATGTCACTCATCTCTCTTTGGATAATAAACTTCTACATAAGATTCACACTTAGGACATGAAAGATTAGTTACGAAACTATACTCCTCAGCAAAGGGACACTCATTATCCCCTCCCCATATAAGTTCAGTGTTGCAGTGCCAACAATTCATTTCTTAAAAACTCCAAATTTTGCTAGTAAATATACTGACAATATTGTCCAGAATACAACTTCTAATCCTATATTATTCATAGACCTACTATTTTTCTTTGTCTTTCAAAGTAGTTATGAAGTAACCACGAACTACTATTTTTCTTATCTGTTCCGCCTACACCGAACTCCATCTCTACTCTAGGATCATCACCAAACTTATCCATCTCTGGTGTGTTACCTTTACCACGATCACCTCCATTGGCAAAGACAACAGTTTGTGCAATCTCTAAACATCTTTCGATGGCATGACACGCAGAACCGTGTTCATCATCCTCTACTGTAATCACGGCATCAACAACATCCAAGTGACGAATGATCTCTGCACGTTCTTTCCATGACATGAAGTATTGTCCCTTCTTCTTAGTCAACCATTCTTCCGTGTTTAACCCCACTACTAGGTAATTTGTAAGATCTTTTGCTTGCTCGAAGTAAGCAATGTGGCCACTATGAAGAGGATCAAAACCGCCTGTGACTAGAGTAAGTATTCTTTTCTTAGTCATCAAACTCTCCTTTTCTAGCTAAGTATACTTTAACATTATTATAATGCTTTTCTATGCTTTGTGCAAACCAATTTGCTGGATCTCTTGATTCAAAAACTTTCATCTGTGATTCAGAGAATATGCCGTTGTTTGTCCAGCATACAATGTAACGTGTCATGTGAAGAAGGATTCAAGTGTATTCTTACGTTCGGTCTCCCAACCGATACAATCCAGAATAACCTTTACAGGTTCTAAAAATGATTTGCTAAATTGCAATTCATAGTCTACATGTTTATCTAGGTCAAGTTCAGTTGGGAAATCTTGAATGAAAGATATAACATTTTCGTGCATCCAATTAGGTGTCTTCAAGTAACAGAACTTGATCTTCTCACCATTATTAATCGCGGCATACTTATTGTCTATCCCTTTCTTCTTTGTATAGTGATTGTATAAGATGGCACCACGAACATGAATAGGACAACCCTTGTTATACATGTCAGAAGATGACTTCCATTTCTCCACGTTGGATACACTACGAGGGAATGCCACTTCTTCTGGTGGTAATGATTTGAATTCAGTTCGACACTCCTCAATATAATCAATCACTTCATCCTCTGTTCCATTCATCAACAGTTTGAAAGCATCCTTCAAGAACTTACGACATGGTGCAGGGGTCGAAGTCTTGATTGCTTCAATACCCATGATCTTAAGTTTAGCATCCTCATATCTAACTCCCTCACTATCCCATACGTTTAGAATATATCTTTTCTTTGCAGTCCATATACCAGTTGAAGCGATGTTCTCTCGCTTCATGATCATCTTTTGGTCGTAGGCGTTAACGTAGTCGGCCAGTTCTTGGTAAGAACTTTCAATATACGGCTCAAGTTCCATTTCACAGACCTTATTAAGGAACGTGACAACGCCTTCAGTAGTTTTCTCTCTCCCCTCGTATACACGGTCAACCAAAGGACCCATATGCAAGTAAATAGAATCGGTATCACTAGCAATAACATAATCAATATCTTTTGTTTTTAAAATGGTATTCATCTTCTGGTTTATTTTGTTCTCAATCCATCGGATTGATACTTGTCCAGATAGAGTGATGGCTTCTGCGTTCGCAAGTTTGTAATAGCGAAAGTATTGATTACCAATAGCACCATAAGCACTGTTAAGGGCAATCTTCTTGGACATTTGGACGTTGTTGCATCTTGCAATCTCCTTTTCAAGTTCTTTAGTAGGGGTTTTTTCATAGGCTTGTTTTGCTTTGATCATCCTCTTCTTGAAGATGACACGTTCATTATACATCTTCTCCATCAACTCAGGTAGAAACCCTTTCTTGTCCTTACTGAACATTGCACCGTTGGCACAAACTGCATATTCCTTGTACATCTCAAAGGTAATCTCTTGATTGAGAAGTTTATCCACAGTGGCACTAGGGTGTTTCTTTTCCTGTAGTGTTTCTGGGGAGATATTGTATTGCATAATCAAATGCGGATACAGTGAGTTCAAGTCAAAAGATACCACCCATTCATATCTACCAGGCTTAGGTTCTTTCACATACGCACCAGCGTACTTCTCATCTTTCTTATTACGATCCTTCTGTGGGATCACAATGTTTTTCTTTTTAAGATAGTTGTAGATGATAGCATCCCATGTGCGAACTTGGAAAGCTACATCAGTAAAATTAATCTTTGCATCATAGGCACGAGTACAACATAGGTCAATCAACTTGAGTTTATCCTCAAGACGGTCAACCAGTTCCACGTCAACGATGTTGTAATCTACAAACTTCTGCCAGTTCTTTGTATAGAACTCACGGAATGTATCAAACTCACTGTGATCCAACTTCTTTTCACCGAGTTCCACCATGGCAATATGATCCAATTTGAAACTCTCTTGGTTTGAAGTTGCAGGGGATTTCTTGTATAGATCCAAGTAATCAATTACAGATATGCCTGCAATATCAAAAACGATATTTGCACGACCCATTATTGTGATTTCATTCTTTCTTACAATACCCCAAGGAGAGAACTTCTTGGCCATCTTCTCACCCATGAGACGTTCTACTCTACCCACAAGGTAAGGAATATCATACAGTTCACAGTTCCACCCTGTGATGACCTCAGGCGTGTGTTTCTGCCACCAGTCTAGGAATGTATGGATCAGACCTTCCTCGTTGTGGCAGTCCACATAACGGTAGTTCTTCCTATTAGGATTGGTCTTGTATGGTCTAGATCCAAATGTAGTAATAAACTTTGTATTGTAATCTTGTACAGTAATTAGTAATAGTTCTTCTGCAACATTAAAGACATCAGGGAAACCACTCTCTGCAGCAACCTCGATGTCAATAGTAACTAAATTAATTTTGCTTAGATCAAACTTGATCTCATCCTCTGGATACTTATCAGAGATATATTGATGTACATATCTCTCATTACCGAAAATATTAAAGTTTTGTACCTGTGAATACTTATCGATAAACTGCCTACAATCCTTGATTGTGCCAGGTTTGATTGGTTCTACAGATTGACCGTCAAGAGTCTTCCACTTACTCCTCTTCTTCGTAGGCACATAAAATGTTGGGTGAAACTCTTCCCTATCCTCAAAATGTCTTCCATTATCATATCCTCTAACCAGCATACTGTTGCCGATCTGGAAAACATTAGTGTAGAATTTCATGCAGTTGCCAGTTTCAAATAAGAATCAATGAGTTCTCGGTGGGGTTCCACCAATGTTACTATTTTATCAGAACATATCATAATTTCAACGTCGTCTGTTATCTTCTTTAACCAAGGCGACATATTATCACCCTCAAGTGCATAAGGTGATACAAGTTTGCAGTTTGGATCTCCAATATCGACAGCACCGACTTCCTCTATCTTTGAGATAAGAACGGCGCCATTAACTAGGATTAGTATCTTTACTTCCTGTTCCATAAATTTTAGTCTCGTAGGATTGTTTTACCATAGGTTTTGGTTCTACTATCGCAACGACCCAGCTGGGATCAATAGATATCTTTTTCTCATCAGATAAAGGCATCCAAGGATAGTATTGTACACTGTACTGTGTTTCTTCTTCCTCTTTTCCTTCTGTAAGTAATACAGGTGCTTCAACCAACTTACAACAGAAAGCGTTTTCAAGAACAATGAAGATGGGTTTATCATCCGCATCCACAAGTTCTTTCACATCTGCGATGACTTCTTCATTAGATTTAAGTAGTACCAGTTTTACGGTCATTGCACCAGTATATAGTTTGCAAAGCGGATACTCAGAATCGAACTGAGGACAAGAGGTTGGAAACCTCGTATTTTACCATTAAACTACATCCGCATGAAAGACCATCTGCCCCACTCATCGAGTTGCATCTTAGGTCTTAGAAAGAAAGGGGGAGGTTGGGTTCCTGTGTACCAACAAAAGATGGGCATTACTACAGAGTAAATACATCTTTGCCTGAGACC